TTGTCAGGCACGACCTTGGGCTTGTTGAACTTGTAAAGGTTCTTCTGAACGAAATTACGAGTTTTCATGTCCTTGCTCCTCATCATGTATTTATATTAGCAGCACTCTTACCCAAAGTCAAGCTTTAATTCCCAAAATCTTGCGTCCAGGAGACAGGTGATCTCGCTCATCACGAGTCTTAATTGGATGACAGCATTTACAAAGAGTTTGGTGATTTTCGGGGTCGTTGTTTGATGGATCTCCGTCAATATGATCAACATCCAACTGCCATTCAGGGTCAATAATAGTAGTCGTGCACACAAATCCCAGACGACCATCAATATTTTCACAATAGTTTTTACGATTTATCTTATAAACCCAATCGCCCATGGTATATTTGATGTGGTGATGTTTACTGCAAGTTTTTCGATAATGCGGAGTACCGTCTTTTCGATACCTGCCCATATGCTGTCCGTATTTTTCGCATCCGTCTACGATGCATTTAGGTCGTTCTCTGCACATTCTCTTATCAACCTTTCATTTCTGTTGTTGATTTTTTACAAACTATCAAGAATACACACCTATGTCAACCTTTTTTTTCGATAAATAAAGATATGCCTAGACTCAGTTTATACCGTCCGAATAAGCAATTTGATTATCGATTCCTAGACCGAACGATATCTGAACAACTCACTGTGGGTGGTACTGACCTGTACATTCATAAATATGCTGGTATAACAAATCAGGGTCCGTCTTCTGATGCTACTCAACCCCAATATCTAGAACCGAATCCTACGCAGATTCAGGATTTGTTATTCTTAGAAAACAGAGATAGAAAGTATGATACTAACATCTATCGCTTGCGCGGACACTACAATGTTCAGAACCTAGATTTCGATCTAAGCCAATTTGGTCTATTTCTTAATAATGATATCATTTTTATTGTTGTACATTACAATGATATGATTGATATCATTGGACGTAAATTAATGACAGGTGATGTTCTAGAGCTTCCTCACTTGCTAGACTACAATCCGCTGAATGAAACTATTCCGGTTGCATTGAAGCGTTACTATCAGATCACTGATGCGAACTATGCGAGTGAAGGATTCACACAGACATGGTATCCACATCTATGGCGTATCAAGTGTGAGAAGTTAGTAAACAGTGAGGAATTCGCTGATATATTGAATGCCCCAGTTCAACAGGATAACTATCTAGGTGACTTCGATCCTACTAAAACTTATCCACCGGGATATACTGTAACATATGGTGGCGTCGTCTATCAATCTACTACTACTGTTCCAATTGGCATCACCCCTCCGAATGCTATGTACTGGTCAGTTGTACCTAATGGTAGTCTTTCTGATATCATTTCTACTTACAACAAGAATATCTCAATCAACGATGCTGCTCTACGCGAAGCACAAACCTTATTACCACTATCAGGTTATGATACGAGTAAATTGTATATTGTTCCTACATATGGTGAGTATTCCTCGAACGGTGTTAAGTCTGGTAAATACAATCAGCCTGCTCCGCCTATCAATATCACTACCAATTCAAGCAATACAGTTTCTGTTCCTACTGTAGGAACTGTAATGATGATCAAGAATCCTAGGTACAGAAATACTGCTGCCGGTATCAAGATCAAAAAAGCAGTACTTCAGAATATCTGGGATATGACTGTTGATGCAGGAGGAATTCAAGATAAGATTGATAAATTTGTTCAAGCACAATTATCGATCATAGAAACTGCACCACAGAAAACAGAAGGTGGTTCAGGTTCAGTTGAAACAGATAAGATATTAAATGTTCAATCACTGGGCGTTATCGTAGGTCCATATGGTACTGCTGACAACACATATGCGACTGCTGACCAGGACCCAACGCAGCCCGGATTCACAGGTGATGTCACTACTAATATGGATTATCGTGCAGACTGTATTCCGGGCTATCAGTATATCACCCGGGCAAGTCCTCGTACATTCGGCTATTCAACTGGATATATGACAGGTAGCGGTGCTCCTCCTAATGGAATAGAAACAACTGGTGCTGGAATTAGTTTCCCACCAAATCCGCAGGTTGGAGATTATTACTTACGTATTGATTATGTTCCACAAATTCTATATCGTTGGGACGGTAATATGTGGATAAGAATCAGTGAGAATATTAGAACTGATACCGGATTTACTGCTGCTGACCAATCACTACTATCCGGCTTTATCAATGATAGTAATAAAATTTATCTAAATAGTCAAGGAGGTCTGGTTCCTGAGGCGCAACCATTGTCATCAATCTTGCAGCCTAAACCAGATATTCTTCCACCAGAGTAAGAAATAATACATGGCACAGTTCTTCTATGATAATCAAATCCGTCGGTTCTTGATTCAGTTCGCTAAAATTTTTAGTAACTGGGAAGTTACTAAAGGAAATGATCCCAATGGCAATCCTATTTTGATGAGGGTTCCAATCATGTATGGTGATCAAAGTAGACAGGCTGCAACAATTATTGCGAACAATAGTGCGAGCAACTTGCCAACCGCACCGATGATCACATATTATATTACTGCCATTGAGTACAATCAAAGATGGGCGCAGGATCCTACTTATGTTGATAAACTAAACGTAAGACAACGAGCTTTCAATCAAGAAACACAGTCTTACGAACAAACACAGGGACAAGCATTCACAGTTGAACGATTGATGCCTGTACCCTACACACTAAGAGTCAGTGTAGATTTCTGGACTACAAACTATCAGCAGAAGTTAGAGATATTTGAACAGCTAGCAACGCTGTTTAATCCTGCACTAGAAATTCAAAGCACCGACAACTTCATCGACTGGACTTCATTGTCTGCTGTCTTCCAAGACGGTTTAACATTTACTAGCAGAAGCATTCCGGTTGGTACCGCTAATCCAATTGACATTATGAGCTGGAAATTCTACATGCCGATCTGGATCAGCACTAGTTCTAAGCTCAAGAAGATGGGTGTCATCGAAAAGATCATCGCATCCATTTATCAGGGCAACGCATTACAAGATATTCAGAATGAAGATTTGTTGCTAGGAACTAGACAAAAAATCACACCATACGGATATAAAGTATTGCTCTTAGGAAACAAGTTACAGCTACTACCGGCAGATGAACCATTCTTTCCTGGAAACAACTCATTGGTAGTCCCTGATAATCCAAACACTAATTTATATTGGTCATCACTTTTGAACGTGTATGGTGCAGTAAGGCCAGGTATCTCGCAGATTTGGTTGCAGAATCCATACTTAGAAAATGATATCGTAGGTACGATTGTTCCGGATCCAACTGATGATAGATTCTTGATTTATAATATCGACCAAGATACCTTACCTCAAAATACATTACCCCCAGTAGATAGTATAATCAATCCTCAATTAACAGGACCTAATGCAGGACTTCCGGGACCCACTCCTGGAAAAAGATATTTGATCGTAGAGAGTATCGGAAGCGCAGGTTCGACAACTGTTTCATGGGGAGGACTAGTTGCTAACGCGAATGACATCATTCAATATGACGTAGCTCAAAGTAAATGGGTGGTGGCATTTGATTCAGCGGCTGCAACTACAGTTCAGTTCGTAACAAATCTAACTACAAACGTTCAATATAGATATGTGAATTCTGATGGCATGTGGATGAAGTCTTATGAAGGATGGTATTCAGAAGGTGATTATTCAATCGTAATTTAAAGGAGGGATGAATAATATGAATATTGAAGAAGAAAAAGTAAAAATGCAATTGTGGGTTCTCAAACTCATGGCACTCACCTTAGGTTCAATCATGGTATCAACAGTATTAGCAATGCTTGTTGGTTTGTTTGTTCCTAATACAGTAGTTGACAACGCTGAAATCTTCAAGATTTTAGGTCCAGCTTTTAGCATGGTGGTTGGTGCATTTGTCGGGTCATTCGCTACAATGATGGGGATGAAGACAGATACAACAAAATCAACTCCTTCAGAAGAACAGCCAGCAAAGGATGACACAGCAGAAAAATTATCCGATAAGGCAGAAGAGAAGAACGAAGAATAAACGCAATCG